ATCGAAGGAAGTGCAACAGCATCAAAAAACGGAGTTACAGATAAAACATCTACAGCTTATATAAACAGTTTTAAAAAAGATATTTTCTTAAACCAAACACCAATTTTACAAGCTGCTGCAAGTGTTACTTCACCACAAGATAGTGATTTTAACTTTCAAGATGTTGGCTTAGATTTTAGAGACGGAACTGCAAATCAAACATTTATTTCTGGCATTAAAAATATAGAAACAGAAGTTGGTATTGGTACAGAAGTAACAACTTCAAATCCAGTTACACATACTGTAAGTCAATCAACAATAAATGCGGTGAGAGTTACCTTGCAGTTCCCCTCAATGCAATTTTTTAATGATGAAGGTGGCATTGATGGAGTAGAGGTTCAATTAAGAATAAAAGTAATTGAAAATGATGGCACAACAACCACAGCAGTTGACGACACTGTTAAAGGTAGGTCAACAAATGCGTATTTTAGAGACTATTTAATAAACCTTGCTAGTGGTACATCATTTCCAGTGCAAATAAGAGTTGAAAGGGTCACAGCAGATAGCACAGATTCAAATACTGTAAACGCTTTCAGGTTTAATTCTGCAACAAACATAATTATGAAGCAGAACGCATACCCAAACACTGCACACACAGCTTTACGTTTTAGTGCTGAAAAATTTCCAAGAATACCTAATAGGCGTTATCGCATAAGAGGTATAAAAGTAAAAATTCCGTCAAATGCAACAGTAAATGCTACGCATGGAAACCTTACATATTCTGGTACATGGAACGGTACTTTTAAAGCAAGTAAAGAATGGTGCTCAGACCCAGCATGGATACTATACGATCTTTTAATTTCTGATCGTTTCGGGTGCAATATTGCTGAATCCTCCCTAGATAAATTTACTTTTAAATCTGTAAGTGAATATTGTGGAGTATTAATTGATGCTGGTAATGGTGATGGTAGTACAGAGCCAAGGTTCAGTTGCAACGTAAATATCACACAACAACAAGACGCTTTTCATTTAATTAATGCCTTATGTAGCACCATGAGAGCTATAGCTTTTTACTCTGCTGGAACAGTAGCTATTTCACAAGATGCAGAAGGTCAAGCAACAAAATATATTTTTAATAATTCAAACATAACAGATGATGGTTTTGTATATAACGGCTCAAGTCTTAAGACCAGACATACAGTAATTAATGTTCAATATTTTGATATGGTTACTCAAGAATTAGATATTGAAACAGTTGAAGCTGATGCAGCGACCCAAACAAAATATGGCATAAAAACTAAAACTATAAAAGCTTTTGCTTGTACTTCTAGGGGTCAAGCTGCTCGATTAGGTAAATGGTTTTTATTTAATGAACAAAATTCTGGTGAAACCTGTGCTTTTACTACAACCTTGGCTGCTGGTGTATTGGTAAGATGTGGTGACATTATTGAAATTGCAGATTCTTTAAAAGCTGGTGTAAGAAGGGGTGGTTTGCTCTCTGCCGTAACAAGTACAACTGTTGTTGTATTAGATGATTCAGCTTCAACAGATATTCCGACTTCAAATAGCCCAACTATTTCAATCGTAATGCCTGATGGTTCAGTTGAAACTAAAACTATAAGTAACGTGTCGGGTGCAACAATAACTGTTTCGTCAGCATTTAGCACTACCCCAAATGTAAATGCCCCTTATGTTTTGGAAAGTTCAAATTTAGAGACAACAACTTGGAGAGTTGTTTCTGTAAGTGAAAATGATGACACTACTTATTCGATAACAGCACTTGAACATAATGAAGGTAAATATGCTTTTGTGGAGGATGGGGCAGCTTTGCCTGTTAAAAATACAACTTCATTAACAGTAATTTTAGACCCACCAGAGGGGCTATCGGCACAAGAAAAAATTGTAATTATTAACAATAAAGCTGTTGCAAAAATTTTACTCGATTGGCAAACACAACAAGGTGCAAGTAGATATGAAGTTCATTACAGGGTTGACAATGGAAGCTTTTTTAAAATTGATACAGTATCTAGTGATGCTGAAATTGTAAATAGTCAAGCTGGTAGGTATGAATTTAGAGTATTTTCTTTTAATGGCCTTGGAGAACCAAGTAGATCGCCAGCACAACTTACTTTCGATGCTGTTGGTAAAACAGCCCCACCACAAGACATAACAGGGTTAACTTACGAACCTTTAACAGATAAACTTGCCAGACTTAGATGGACACCTGTTACAGAAGCAGACGTACTTGCAGGAGGGCGTATTTTTATAAGGCATACACCAGACACAACTGGTAATGGCACTTTTTCAAATGCAACCGACCTTGTTACTGCTGTTTCTGGTAATACAAGTTCTGCTGAAATACCTATTTTGGCTGGGGAAGTAATTTTAAAAGCACAAGATGACGGCCAAAGATTTAGTACAGGCGAAACATCTGTAATTATTGACCCACCAGACCCACAACCAGCATTAATTACACAAACAAGACGAGAAGATCAAGACAACCCAAAATTTCAAGGTACAAAAACATCAACAGCTTTTGATAATGTTTCAAATTCTTTGACACTTACTGGGGTTGGCCTTTTTGATAGTATTACCAGTTTTGACGCAGAAAGTAGCATTGATTTTATTGGTGGTGTTTCATCATCTGGTACTTATGAATTTGGTGGTAGTGCTGGCGGTACTTTTTTAGATTTAGGCGGTGTTTTTGCTTTAGATCTTAAAAAACATATAAAATCGGAAGCTATTTACCCAAATGACCTTATTGATAACAGGGGTTTAATTGATGACTTACAGGATTTTGACGGTACTGGAAGCGTTGATGTTAATGCTATTACTGAAGTAAATGTTACCCAAGATAACCCAAGTTCTGGCTCTGCAACGTATGCTGGTTTTCAAACTTTTGCAAATGGAACATATAAAGGTAGAGGCTTTAAATTTAGAACTACATTAACCTCAGGAGACCCTGCCCAAACAATAAGAGTAACGGAGCTTGGTTATACAGCAAGTTTGCAAAGAAGAACTGAGCAAAATGCAACAGCTATTGCTTCTGGTGCTGGGCAAAAAAATGTGACATTCGATAACCCATTTTTTGTTGGCACTAGCAGTTTATTGGGTGCTAATTCACATTTACCATCTGTAGGTATAACAGCATTAAATATGGCATCAGGGGATATTTTTGAATTAAGTAACGTAAGTTCAACAGGTTTTTCAGTGCATTTTAAAAATAGTTCTGGGGCTTCTATTGATAGAAATTTTAATTTTACTGCTATTGGATTTGGTAAAGGTGGATAAAACCGATATACTAAAAACAATTACTACTTTATAAATGGCAAGAGTTGATAATACTGGTGGTTCAGGGTTTACAGTTGATAATGGAACTGGTCTTGTTGTAAGAACAAAGTTAAATCAAATAATAGCTGCATTAAGCACAACTAATCAAGGTTCTGGTGACCCTTCAATCGGTGTTGCAGCTTATACACAACACATAGATGGTAATACCTTAAAAATTAGAAATGCTGCTAATAATGCCTTTGTGAGTTTGGGTGATGTAAGTCAGACAAACTTTGGTCATGCTTCTTTATCTTCGGAAAACACATTTACGGCAAGAGCAACCTTTAATACTACCTCATCTATAACTGTGCCTTCTGGTACAACGGCTCAAAGAGACGGCAGCCCAGCAGTGGGTATGATACGCCATAACAACCAAGTTAACCAGTACGAAGGCTACAATAATGGTGCTTGGGTTTCATTAAGTGGTGTAAGTGGTATATCAAACGTAGTTGATGACACATCACCTCAACTTGGTGGCAACTTAGATGTACAAACTAGAGAAATTAATACCTCTACGACAAACGGAAATATAAAGGTTACACCAAACGGTACAGGATTATTTGAAATTAAAGGAAATACGAATGATGGTACTTTACAGCTTAATTGCAACCAAAATAGTCATGGTGTAAAAATTAAATCCCCAGCCCATAGTGCTGGTCAATCATATACTTTAATATTGCCAGATAATCAAATTGCTGCTGATAAGGTTTTAAAAGTAAAAAGCATTTCTGGCTCTGGTGCAACAGCAGTTGGACAGCTTGAGTACGCTGATGCTGGCGGTGGTGGTGGTGGAACTGGTGGAGGTGGTGAGCAAATTTTCTTTGAGTCTGAAAATGAAATGAATACAAGTTATACAATTTCAACAAACCATAACGCCTTAGTTGCAGGCCCATTAACTATTGCGTCTGGTGCTACACTAACAATAAATAGTCCTTCAGTTGTAACAATTCCATAATGGCTTTAAACATTAACGGCACTACTGGTATTTCTGGAGTTGACGGGTCAGCTTCCGCACCAGCTTTACAAGGTTCAGATACTAATACAGGACTAAGTTTTGGAACTGATATTGTCAATATAAATACAGGTGGGTCGACCAAGGCGTCAATAAGTAGTGTTGGAAAATTAACTTTAACATCAACAGAAACATCTAATAGTAATCCAGTTGTATTAAATGCTTCAGGGCAAGCTTACTATCAAGTAATTACACCTAACAATACTATTGGTGGAATTAAATTTGGTGATGTAGATGACGATGATGTTGGTGCAATTAAATATGGACATGGCGATAACAGTATGAGGTTTGATGTTAATGCTTCAGAACGTATGCGTATAAATTCGTCTGGAAAAACAGCTATTGGTACAAATTCTCCTGATTCTTCTTATAGAACTACAATACAAGAAGATACAAGTGGACATGGTGTTTTATTATTAAATAGAACCGCTAATGTTGACTCAACATATCGTGATTTTGTACTTTTTAAAAGAAGTGGAACAACTGTTGGATCTATAAAAGTCAATAACAGTGGTACTCAATATAACACTTCATCAGACCATAGATTAAAAGAAAATGTAGTTACAATGTCTAATGCCACAGACAGATTAAAACAACTACAACCAAAAAGATTTAATTTTATTTTAAACCCAGACACAACAGTTGATGGTTTCTTAGCACATGAAGTTCAATCAGTAGTACCAGAAGCAATAAGTGGAACAAAAGATGAAGTTGATTCTGAAAATAACCCTGTTTATCAAGGAATTGATCAAAGTAAACTTGTTCCTTTACTTACTGCTGCATTACAGGAAGCTGTTGCTAAAATTGAAGTATTGGAAACAAAAGTCGCTGCGTTGGAGTCTGCATAACCATGAGCAAAATTAAACTTAATGCAGCATCAGGTGGCGGCTCTGTAAGCCTAGAAGCACCAACATCTACCACAAGCAATGCAAATGTTGAGCTTAAATTACCTGTGGCCGATGGGAGTGCAGATCAGGTACTTTCTACAAATGGCAGTGGTCAATTAGCCTTTGCAACTGTTGGTGGTGGCGTTCCTACTGGTGGGATTATTATTTGGTCGGGGGCTGCAAATGCTATACCTACTGGATTTGTTTTATGTGATGGAAATAATAGTACCCCAGACTTAAGAGATAGATTTATTGTTGGTGCTGGTAGTACTTATAATGTCGCAGCTACGGGAGGTGCGGCTACTCATACATTGACTGAAGCTGAAATGCCAGCACATAACCACCACGTTTATTTAGCTACAGATAGTAATACTCCTTATGGCTCTGTCTACGCATCTGGTAACAATAATGCTCAAGGTGCTGTAGCCACAACAACAAAAGGAAGTGGAAATGCACATAACAACTTACCTCCTTACTATTCACTTTGCTACATTATGAAAACTTAATTATTATGGCAATTACAAAAACATGGACAATTAATACAATGCAGCGTGACACATCAGATGGTTACGTTAATACAGTTTTATATTGTGTAAAAGGAACTGAGGGGTCTGACGAAAAAGGTACATTTTTAGGAGAAATTTCTTTTATTAAACCTTCTTCTTTGCCTAGTGATTTTGTTGCTTATGATAGCTTGACTGAATTAACTGTGATAAATTGGGTCAAAGCTGCGATAGGCTCTGATCAAGTTACTAAAATTGAATCAGATGTAGAAAATGTCACTGCATTTGGTAAGCCTTTTTAAATTCTATTATGTCAGAAATTAAGGTAAATTCGATAAAAGGGGTAGGAGCAAGTTCTGCTGCTATTACTGTTAACAATAGTGATGGAACGTGTACTGCTAATTTAACTAACAAACCTAATCGTAATTTAATAATTAACGGAGCATTTCAAGTTGCTCAACGTGGTACGTCATCTACAAGTTCTGGGTATGCAACAGTTGATAGATTTAAAGTTAATTATTCTGGTACTGATGAAGCACCTACACAAGCACAAGTCGATGTAGTTGCTGGAACTACACCTTATACACTAGGTTTTAGAAAAGCCCTTAAAATTACTAATGGCAATCAAACAGGTGGTGCTGGTGAATTTGATTTTATAAGGCTATCTACTGCTTTAGAAGGACAAGATATTGCTACTTCTGGGTGGAATTATTTATCTAGTTCAAGTTTTATAACATTATCTTTTTGGGTTAAATCAAGTGTTCCCCAAAACTTTTATGGTTTTATAAGAAATACAGATGGAACAATGTACCAATATCCATTTGAAACTGGCTCTTTAACTACTGATACGTGGACAAAGATTACAAAAACAATTTCTGGAAACTCTAATTTAACTTTTAATAATGATAATGGTGGTGCTTTTGAATTATATATACATCAATTTTCTGGAACAGGCGAAACAGCATCAAGTGTGAATTTAAATGCTTGGGCAACATATAGCGGGTCTGCAAAAATGCCTGATTTTACCACAACATGGTACACAACAAATGATGCGACATTTGAAATTACAGGAGTGCAGCTTGAGGTTTCAGATCATGCCACAGATTTTGAACATAGATTAGTCGGGGATGAGTTGGTTAGGTGTCATAGATATTGTTTTGTCTTGCCACACAGCCATCAAGGAACAAGTCCAAACAGCCAATATGTGGATATGTATATTTATCACCCCACTATTATGAGAGCAAAACCCACTGTAGTTCAAGTAGGAGCACAAAATATTGGTGGTTATGATTCAAATGAAAGTGGTACATACGCATCAAGGTTTTATACTAATAGTGGAACACCCAGATTAGGACCAGATTCACAATTTGACGCAGAAATTTAATTATGGCATTTACCTACAAATTACTAGCAGATAGACCAACAGAGTTTGGTGGTGGCAAAACTGAAGCCGTTAAAAGGATTGAAGATGGGGCATTAATCCCATTTGACGAAGCAAACACCGATTATCAAGAATACAAATTATGGTTGGCTGATGGAAATACACCCGAAGATGCTGACTAATTAATTTTTTCTTGCATTTGTCTAGTCATTATCCCCATAGTGACGTAAAGAGGTGATAGAGCTACAATAAGCAATAATACAAGCACACTTGAAAATGCTAGTGCTTTAATTACAGCGTATCTAATCATGTTTAATCGTATTTGCCAAGTAGCCTCATTATTGTCGCTTTTGCTTTCTGGGTCAATGGCTGCCTTTGGTTTTGTAGCTATTAGATATATGCAAAGTCCAGAATTTGAACGCACATTAAAAAATAAACTTTTGGGCAGTATTGAAAAAAAATTACCTGATGTAATGCAGCAAACAATGCCAAAAATTACAGGGCCATCAATACCATTACCAAAAAAATAGTTGACAATACCAGAAGTAAAAATACATGAAATAAAAATACCGACAATTAATAATTGGTATTTTGAACCACCAGTAATAAATAAAGTACCAAAGCCAATAGTTGACTATCCAGCTTGCGTTAAGGTGCATCGCAATAATTTAGTAAATCAAATTGATATTGATGAAAATGGCACAATTATTAAATGTGGCGTCAAAATGCCCAGCTATACGCCCCTACAATACACCCCAAATGAGTTTACCTATACAACACCACCCCCAGAAAACAACTCTGAACCCCCAAAACCACCACCCCAGCAACAAACAGATTTAAGCAATATTGCTAAAAAAGAAAAGGAATTTTTTATAAAATGCCCATCAGATACAGACCCTAAAATTGGTAATTTTGCCAATGATTTAAAACTGGACAAAGTCGTTGGTCATCGCTTAAGTGAAGATGGCAAGACTTGCATTACCTTGTATGAACCGAGTACTTTCATTGAAAAATGGATACCGAGTGGCCCTGTACTTGTTAATACTTCTATCATTGCAATCACTGCTGCTTCTAGTCCGATTCTGGCTAATTTACTCAAAGGTGTTATAAAAAATTTAATAAAGCGTTTGCAAGGTAAAAAAAAGAACGTAGAATAATGGCAAGCAACCAGACCCAGCATCAAGTTGTTGACTCAACCCCTGCTCTGTTGGAGCGTCAGTTGCTTAATTTAAGTATTGCTTACCTGTAAACCTCCATACCAACGTATGGGCAGCGAGTTCAGGGCCAATACTTATTTTAAGTTTACAACCTTTGCATCGTGCTGATAAAACAGCCTCCGCTCTGTATTGGTCAATGTAAACTTATTTTATTTTGTGTGTATGCGGTATAACTTGGCCTTTTTTCTCAGTAACTATTACATCTTCACAA